TTAATACCTATTGCATCAAAACATTGTTGCTTGAAATAATTAGCTAATTGTATTCTTGACATTAATCTACCTGTCTGCTCCATATTAAGAGTCTGATAGTGATTAAAGTTTGTAGCATTTTCTGTATTAGTAATGGATGTATCTAAAGGCAACATGCTGAAATCTTTCATAGCAGTGTATGCTTTAGCATAGTTGTTTTTACCCCAATCTTCACCCATTGAATGACGTGGTAATGCATTTTGATCAAACATTATTACAGTACCTAATTCATCAATAAGTATATCTGCTATTTGATTATTCACCATGTTATATCCAACCTGATAAGCCTTCATTAAATCTACTAAAGAAGTAGACTTAGTATTTCTATCAGAGAATACTCTACCTTCTACAGGAAGTTTACATCCATATAGTGAGTTATTACCTTTAAATTGAAATGGTAATCTACCAGGTTTAGTTCTATTAATACCTAAATAAATAGGATTAACATTGTCACCCATTGTAGTTCTCCACATTGCTGGTACATTAGGTCCTATTTTTACACCACCCCATGTTTCATTAATCCATATCCAATCTATGTGTTCACCTTGTAATAAAGTTTCTTTACTTTTATTTTTAAAAATAGATGTATCATATACAGCTTTCTCTGTTACCTTAAATGTTTCATCAATAATTTCTTGTGTAACTTCACCATCAAATTCTATTTTAGTTAAGTGACCAACTTTTCTTTGAGTTTTCCAATATATTGTAGAAACTCTCATTAAATCACTATCTCCATTTTGAGATAAATCTTCACTTTCATCTAAAATTTGAGATACAATATCACCACCACTTGCTGGATCATTCCAGTAATTACTTGTGTATTGTCTATATGCTAAACTAGGAGCATTTGTATTCCATTCATGTGATCTTGTAGCATCATAGTATGAACCATCATTTTGAGAACCATTAACTTGATATTGAGCTGATTTTGCAGGATATATTTTTTGCAAAGACTCAAGCTGTGTCATATCCATTAAATAACCATACTTATCTACTACATCAGATACAGTCATTAAATCAATCTTACCTACATAACTAGATTCAGATATATATCTTTGGTCAGGAGATTTTTGATAAAATGTAAGTACAGGATTCCATAACTCTACATCATAGTCATCTTCCAACATACGGAAATGCCAAAATTCTCTATCAGCAATAAGGCTATCTCTAAACCCTCTTTCCTCAAGTTCCTGCATTTTAAATCTTTCTTCATCAACATTTAATTGGTGAGAAGCCCACTCTTCAACTGAACTTCTATAAGACTTACTAAAGTAGTCTTCTATTTCAGGAAGAGATTTAAGATTTTCTGGTGATAACTGTTGCTGTGCTTCTTCTGATGCAGGGTCCATACCCATTTCAATCATTCTTTGCACTAACTCTTTTTCAGCATCTGCAAGTAATGATTCTTCAATTTCTGCTTTTTTCTGCTCTAACATCTCATTATATGATTTGTCATCAACAGCTCTAAATTGAACTTTATTATATCTCTTAGCAAACTCTCCACTTAAGACATTAATAACATTAGGAACAATAGGGTAAAACTTTAATTCTAATGCAGACTCATTTTCTGTTGTTAGAACATCCATCAATTCTTTATAATCATTGTCTTCTTCAACAATATAATCTGTTTTATCAATTATACCTTTAGCTAACTTATAATTCTTCAGAAGTCTTCTTGCATTAATACGTAAAAATTCTATTCCTTGATTTTCAAGCCAATCTAAATTCCATGCAGCCCAATCATCAGTTTTTTGTTTAGATGAGAGAAACTGAATAGGTTGAGTTAAACTAGAATAGGTAGGCCCACCATCAGCTTTAGCCCCATTCTTTAACTGCATTGCATTTAATACTTTCATTCTAAAATATATTTAGTTGTTCTATTTGTAATTTTTAAATCCTGACCTTGATGGTCTAGATCTATTATTTGATTTTTTTGTTCCAATATTCTTAAACGGACTATACTTTAATTTACTGAATTTTTCTGAATTTACCAAAGAATTGTCCTCTGATTCACGTCTTTTAGAGTAACCTCTGTTTGACTGTTGTATTCTAACAAATGCAATCAATGCACCAAATGCTACTAATCTATCTACGTTAAGACCCGGATAGTAAGCTAACATTTCTTTAATAAGCATAGGATCAGGTATTCTTTCAACACCCAATGTTTGATTTATTACAACACCATTTACATCAGTTTCTTCATCTATTACTTCTCTTAAAAACTCTATTGCATAAGATATTAAATGACTCTTAAATAATGTACCTGTATTTTTCCATCCATATTCTTGATATACAGTTCTATTAGAACCTAAATCTTTTAAAAATAATATTTGTTGTTTAGGTACTAAATATCTTTGTTTTTTTCTAGCAATCATATGCTGAATAAAAAGAGATATATTATTTTCAACTAATGTCCAAGCATTGTACCATTCAATAATCATTTCTAATCTTTCATGTGTCTTATTGATGTCATCAAATCTTCCACACCATGCTGCTACTACTTTATCTTTTTCTATAAATTGTTCTACATCACCAGAAATGGTAGTCCTTGTTACTTCAGTAGCATTTTTATATACAAATATACTACACAAAGAATCAGATGTAGTTGTCTTTCCTTCTGATACAGGATCAATAGATGCATAGTATGCTCCAAACTCTGGATTTTTTACAGGTCTTTCCCATACTACAATTGTTCCTGTTTTGTCAGTTTGTTTCTTATTTACTGGAAACTTAGATATTGGTAGCTTATTTGTTCTTTTAGCAAAGATACCTTTTTCATCTCTATCTAATTCAATTAACTCATAAGGGTATTCTTTTTCCTCAATTCTTTTTTGTTGCCTGCTTAATACTGCTTGTGGAAAAACAGACTCCTTTCTATATGCAAAAGCTTCTGCAATGTTTAAAGGTTTCTGAGATATTCTTAATTGATATTGTTCCCCGCTTAATTCATTTTTCCACTTTGATCTTTCTGTAATAATTGCTTCTATTGCTTCTGCTACTAAAGAGTTGCCATATTGATCAATATGAGGTGGCATAGACCACTGTTCAGGAATAAATAACCCTGCCATACCAATACCTCCATCTGCGTCCATTAGATTAGTTTCTACAGCATATATATCATTTGCTTTAGGATTTAGTATCATATCCTTTAATGGATTGCATTGTTCTAAATCTCCAACTGATCCAGCTGCTATAAACATACCTGTTGTTACCATACCAGATGACATTGCAGGACGTAAGTACTCATATGTCTGCATCATTTTAGGAGCAATCCCTGCCTCCTCATGAAAGAAATAAGTTGTTGGTCCCCCAACACCTGATGTTGCATTTTTTTCAAAAGAAGCACCTTGTATTTTAGATTTTAAACCTCTTGCTGTTTTTCTATTACCTACTTTAACTTCTATTTGTTGCTGCCATAATAATACTTTTTCTGGATTACTTGGTCTATACCAAGCAGTATGCTCATTAAGAAAAGTTTTATATTCATCTAAGAATTTCCAAGAACCCTTATCATTAATATAATCTTTAAGAGATGCACCAATTTTACATGTGCTACCTTCTTCAAACCAATAAGTATTTATAAGCTTACCCATGTGAAAGTAAGAAGATGCAATCTGACGTTTCTTTAATATAGCTGAATGTTGAAAATGAAGTTCAGCTAATATTTCATATAATGCCATGTGATACTGAGCATCACGCACTTTAGCAAAGCCATACTTTTTTTCTTCTTTATCATATATAGGTAGAAAGTTTAACCACATATAATAATCACGTGTTAGAAACCAAGTAAGGGGTCCATCTTTATAGATAACCCCTTCTCTGCATTTATTCTTTTGATCTTCCCAATAGTTTATAAAATCTTTAGATCTAAAAGGTTTATCACAATAAAAACCTTGTTTATTAAAAGTCTTTGCTTCTTTATTAAATTGTTTAGACATACTGGTAAAATTATATTCACCAGGCTCTTTAAAAATATTTAATAAGAATTCAATAAAACTTTCCTGAGTCTCAAATTCTGTTTCAGTCCAATTATTATTTTCATAAGTTGGTATAGTCCTATACATCTCTTAGGATTGCAAATATATCTCCTTCTTGTATTAGAAGGTGATCTTCATTGTTATGTTTCATAGGAACAGGTAAACAATGATCTGTATATTGGACTGTATCACCAACTGCAATTTCATCCACCGTCTGACCCACTCCTACAACTGTTCCAACATTTTCTTTTTCTTGAGCTGTTGAAGGAATCATAATAGTTGTATTTTTAAAAAACTTTTCAGCTTCTTTTTGTTTAATCAGAATCTTTTTTCCTATTGGTATTACTTGTTGTGTCATTATCTTTAGTTTTTTTATTGTTAGTTTCTTTTACTTCAACAAATACATCATAATTTGCCTTTCTTTCTTCAATATCTTTTTGCAATAGCTTTTTTAAATGAACTTTCATATTACATTTGGTCATATGCTAATCCGGCACCACCACGTACAGAACTTTCTTGCTCTTGCTTCATATCTACCAAAGCTCCTTTATATGATTGTCTAATCTGTTCAAATTTAGCTGCTGCATTTATCATAGAGTTCATGTTACCATCTCTACCATGTTCAATGGGTGTTACTTCCATATACTTAGCTAATCTGTCTAACATAGCTTTAATACCTACATAAGCTCTAAAGGTTGGTGTTTCATACATTTCTTTACACATATCTAAAGCATATCTTATTTTACTATCTTCAGGAGATTCTTCTAACTTAATCTCTTCTATTATTATATCTTCTTTTTCATGCTCAGGTAAATTAAAAAAAGGATTCATATCCGGATTAGGACAAGACATATAAAAAATATACTGATAAACTTTTAAATAAGTTTCAGGATATTCTGTCATTATAGCATTTAAAAAAGGTAAAGCATAACAGTGTTCTGTTGGTACTACCTTTGAATTTTGTACATCAAATAATCTTATTAAACTCATTTGTTTTATTTTTAAGGGTTAGCATCCATATATGCCATAATAGTCTCCATACTATCAGTTACTGTTAAAACTGATCCTGGTATAGTTAGTACATTATTTATCATAATTTGTATTATGCCAGGTAAAACTTTTCCGTTTACTTGAGAATAATAAGCAGATGCACCTATAATTTCTGACTGTTTAAGGTATAAAGATCTTGCAGAATCATTATTCCAAAACTCTTGTCCACCAGATGCAGGATCTTTTAGTACTGTAACTACAGTTAATGTAACGTTTGTTGCCATAATTATTTATTATCTTTTAACCACATTATTAATGATGTAACTTCATCTTTTAAATAAGGTAATTCATACATTTTAATTTTATCTATTGAAGGATCCCCATTAACTATTTTTGTAATAGGATACCCGTTAGAATCTTCTCCAACTTTTTCAAACTTTACATGTTGGATAACAAGCTTGCCTATTTTTAATTTAGGGTTGTGCTTTTTAATAATATACGCATAAATACTCAGTTGTAAGTTATAATGATTCAAATTACAATCATCTAAATTATTTACAGGTCTAAACATTTTGTTTGTAATACCTTCCCAGTTGGTAAATCCTTTTTCTTTAATTTCTTTATTTGTCTTATAATCATATATATTAATATAACCATTCACAACCTCAACTAAATCTGCTTGACCACAAATTCCTGCTGACTTTAAATATACTAAATGTTCCGGATATATACCTTCCTCTAGTTTTTGTTCTGGTGCTAGTTTAACACCATCTTCATTAACTAAAGGTTTAATAATTGGTATTTGGGTTCCTTCACGCTCAATCTTTTCAAAGTCTAGCATATCCGCTTCCCTTTGATTATGATAAAAGTTACCTAAACCAATAGCTCTTTTTGTTTCATTATCCCAAGCTTGTAAAATTTCTTGTTCAGTCATACCATACCACTTAGATCTTTTATTCTTAGCAGATTTTTTTGCCTGACCTTCCCTATCAAACTTTGGTTTAAATTTTCCTATAAAAGAAGTTACACTTAACCAATCAATTTTGTCACTATCTATGCTTTCATAGCTATGACCTTCTTCTTTAAATATAATTGCCATAATCTTAAGTTATTGTAGTATACCACCAATCACCTTCTTGATTAGCTGTAATACTAGTTGTTGTTCCGTTATATATATAGTTAATCTGCATAATATTAATTTTTTAGTTTAACATTGAATAATACTTTTAAAC